GAAAAAAATGAAACAGCGTCTAATGGAGGCTGGCGATGCCTACGGTATTAAAGGCAAAGACCGTTTCTTCTACGACGATTTAACTCTTAATAAAATGGAGGAAAATAAAGCCGAGTTTTTAATGTGGCTTGGTAAAGATGAAAAAATATACTTCACTATTAAACATGAAGATTTTGAAAATAACTGGGCTATTGACATTCGTTCCAAGGAAAACATATACGACTTCTTAGGAGAGGCTGGTAAATACCCTGTTAGTTTGGTATCTTCTATTAATGATGATATGCTAATTGATAAAGGAAGTGCGCTATTGGGAGCACAAAGACATGGTTATCATGAATATATTCTAAGTGGGGATGATGTGCAATCTAAATTACACATAAGATATTTACCTGTTGGGGATGAAAAAATGTGGTTGGCCTTTACAGGTTATGAGACAAAACCTACTCCTGAAAGTTCAGATGAAGGTTTAAATGATGCTAGGGCTGATAAATTTATCAAAATGTAATATTAACTTACAAAATCCAAGTAATATTTATATAGTCTACTAACGTACTAATTACCATGCAATTAGCAACACCTATGTTTGGTAATCTTCCTACTGATGGTGGGGAATTTGTCATTCTAAAGGAAAATAAGGATTGTGTTATTGCTGGCTACGCATCTGTTGATGTAGTGGATAAACAAAATGATAAAATTACTCTTAACGCAATTCGTGAAGCGGCAGATGGATTTATGAAAAACGACCGCTTCCGAAATGTTATGATTACTCATTCAAATGTTCAAGTGGGTGAGGTCTTAGACAATTATACAGATTCCAAAGGAAAAGTCCTAAAAACAGGCGTAGATGAGACAGGTTTTTTTGTAGTGATAAAGTTAAGAAATGATATTGAGAAGGCAAAGGAAGTGGCGAGGGATATTCGTCGTGGAAAACTCCGTTCTTTCTCAATTGGAGGACAGGCAATTAACAAAGCCAATAAATATGACCCCGATGTTGGGAGTTATAAAGAAATTGACAAGTTAGAATTGCATGAAATCACCATTTGTGAAGAAGGGATTAATCCCGAAGCCAAATTTAATATAATTAAGGAGGATAAAAAAATGAGCGAAATTGAAAAGGCCTTGGCCGAATTTAATGATGTAATGGCTGAACTGAAAAACACCGTGTTGTTGAAGGACGACGACGACGATGAAAAGATGGAAGGAGCCGCTTCCCACGATGACGAAAAAAAGGAATTGCGTGGCGGAAGTAAAGAAGAAATGATGGAAAGAGCCATGTATGATGAAGACTCATCGGATGAAATGATGATGGAAGAAGCAGAAATGGCTGACTATGACAAAGAATACATGAAAGAGGAAGAAGACAAAGAAGCCCTTGAATACATGGAGCGAAAGGGTGTTGATACTTTGGACCTTTCTCCCTCTAACATTGAAAAAGCATATGAACATTTCCGTGCAGAAAAAGAGGAGGAGAGAGCATACGATTTGATTAAAAATGAGTTTGAGGCTCGCTATGCAAAGGAACTTGAATTGGAGAAGGCTGAAATTGCTAAGTCCAAGTTCAATCCACAAAACGAACTTTCTCAACTTCGTGAAGAACTTTCTTCCTTGAAGAAGAGTTTGGAAAATAATGAAATTGCTAAGGCACAAACGGTTGAGGAAACGACCCGTCAACTTAGCGAAGATTTTTCTCGTGTAAATGAAATGTCGTGGGATGAAATTCACGACCTTTTCTCAAAGCACAAGGGGGGTATCTAAAATGAGTGGGTATTTTAAGACAATTGGAGACTTGGAGCGAGCAACCTATGGATTTGGTAGCGATAACCTAATGAAAGCAACTGGTATTACTACGGGCATTCACAATGTTCACAGTCTTGCTACACAAGCAGGAACTCTTGATACGAGCCTTCACAACTTAATTTATGGTCAGAAGGTTTGGTCAATGATTAACCGTGAAATCAACGCCTTGTCAATTCTTCCTAAGAAACCTTGGAAGTCAAGTGGATGGCGAATTCTGAAAGAGCGAGCCTTGGGCGGTGCAGAAGACACCTTTACTGTAACTGATTCTGATAGCCTCGGTGGAACTGCTGAAAATGAAGCACTTTCCAACATTACGAACATCAGGCCTCTTTATGAGAACTTGCATGTTTCACCAAAGACTATTGCACACACGTTTGAAATTTCTGAAATTGCTCAAATGTTGGCTGGTCTTGACGATGGTTTGGGAGACTTGATTGCTACCTACCGTGAAGAAGTTGGTGTGTCTCACGCAGAAGCCATGAACAAAATGATTCTGCACGACCTTACAAATACGGCTGGTGTTGGTCTTGCCGCAACCTCTCTTACAGGAGAAAACAATATGTTGGAATCTCTCTTCCGAATTGTTTCTAACTTTGCTGAAACCGATGCTCTTAGCGGCTACGGAAGCGGTGAAGATAAGAATAAGATTTACGGTGTTTCTCGCCATGCTACTGATGCGGCTTACCTTGAGTCCTTTGTTGACTCCAATGGGGGAACCGAGCGAAATCTTACCGTGAATATTCTTAATACGACCCTTCGTAATTTGATGGCCCGTGGTGGAGAACCCAAGGTTATTTTGACTGGATATGATACCATTCAAACCCTTGGTGAACTGCTTCAAGCACAAGAGCGTTTCATGGGAAGAACGGAAATTACGCCAACCCATAACGGAATTAGAGGTGTTGATGGTAGAGAAGTCGGTTTCCGAGTTGCTACCTATCACGACATCCCAATTATCCCTGTTAAGGATATGCCAAACGGCGGTGCTGGAATTTCGGATATTCTTATCCTTGATACCGACCACATTTTCCTTTGCACTTTGAAGCCTACGGAATACTTTGAAGGTGGCATTGGCACGGATGTTTTCGGACACGGAAAGTTGGGCCACCGAGGGCTTTACAGAACTGTTGCAGAAGTGGTTTGTTCCTACTTCCGGGGACAAGGTAAAATCCTTGACCTTCAATGAGGTGTTTTAAATGACACATACAATAACACTTATTGCAGACCACTTGGGTTTTACCGGCCCAAGAGTTATGGGACATGAATATGTAGTTGATGTTTGCGTAGATAGCACAAATTTACCATCGGGCGGAGTAGTTGTAACAGCGGCAGAATGTGGGTTGTCAACCGTTTCTTGTGTGGTGGTTACCGGGGCAGAAAATCCAAACCATTACGTGATTCAACCTGTTATTGTTGCAGAAACAGGGGCCTATGAATCAGCATCATCATTTAAATTGCATTATGCTGATGATTTGGGTAGTGCATCTACAACAAGTGATACTAATGTAGGTTCTGTAAGAGTTCGTGTTTGGGGCAAACTCTAAGGTGAAGTAAATGCGAGTTAAAAATATTACGGGCGGAACTAAGGTAGTTCTTGGAAAACCATATATGGGTAATTACGAATATGAAGTTTCTGAGAACCTTCGTGATATTTTCATTAGAAATGGATTTGAAATTTTGGGAGAAGAGGTGGCTGAAACTCCTCCGGAGGAAACCTTGCCTTCGGAAGAAGTTGATGAAGTCGCACCTTCCCCGGATTTCTCTTCTATGACTAAGAGAGAATTGCAGTCTTACTTGAAAGAAAAGGGTATTGCCTTTGAATTTAAAAATACGAAGGCCCAGTTGCTTTCTCTTTGCTTAAATGAAAGTGAAGAAGAGTAATCTTTATAATATCGTTCTGCTTGTCTTAAGATAAGAGGGAAAATTATGCCTGTGAACTCAACAAAGATAACTGCGAATACTCAACTTTCATCCATTGGTGGAACATTTGACGGATTTATATTCTTCAACGGTGCTTCTGCATCTGTTGTTTATGTATTTGACAACAATAATGCTGACGTAGTGCTTCCGTTTGATTACAACAATGGAACTACAATGTCTAATGGTCCAACTGATGCTTTATCTGTTGGTATGTTGGTCTTTGGTTCAGGAATTCCTGACGGGGCCACGGTTGCTTCAATTACAGACCCAACCACATTTGAATTAAGTGCTACTACAACAGGTGGTGCTAAAGTATCGCAAGCCCTTACATTTG